AAATCCATTCAGATCAATCTAGCACTAGGTCAAGAGATACTAGTTGGTCACAAACAAGAAAAAGCAACCATTACAAAGATAGAACACTTTGAAAAATCAGGCGATGTGGTCATTAATACCACTAGAGGTACTAGAAAAGTGCTAACATTTAAGATGATGCCAGAGGTTCAGACAGGAGATCCAGCGGACAAATATCGCTAAATATTTTTATGAAAGTACAAGATGTAATAGTTTATGAGGCAGGCCCTGCCAGCAAAGCATTGTGTAAAAGCAAGAAACCTGACCACGCATTAGGTGCCAGTCAGTTGGCAAGTTGTAAGAGTCAAGGTTATAGAAAACGTTCTGGAAAGAAATCCTACAAAATAGGAAAGAAAAGAGTTTATGTTTCAGGAAAGAAAATCAAAGGAAAACCTTATGGTGGACCATTACCATTGTACAGCAAATGATAAATCCAATTTGGCAAAATAAAATATTGATATCAACTCCTAAAATGAGAAGCGATTCTTCTTTTGATAGAAGTGTTGTATTCTTATATGAAGAGTCTGCTCAACACGTGGCAGGATTAGTCATTAACAAACCCACAAGAACTAAACTTAAAAAAATTTTAGAAGTAAAAGGATTTAAAACAGTTAATATGCAGGACCTTGTGTATCAAGGTGGGCCTGTAAATCAAGAAAGTATTTTATTACTACACACAGACGAGTGGAGTTGTAGAAATACATTAAAATTAGGCAATGGATTCAGTTTAACCAGCGACGCTCAGATGTTGAAAAAACTTCATGAAGAAGATGAACCAAGTCAATGGAGATGTTTTAGCGGATTAAGTGTGTGGTCACCAGGACAACTCGAAGGTGAAATCAACAGTAAGTGTTGGATGACTGCTGAACCATCTAAAGAATTACTGTTAAACACTCCTGTGGAACAGATTTACGAGAAGGCAGTTCAGATTTGTAGCAAACAAATCATAGACAAGTACATCTAAATTAACTGCGTATTTAATAAATACATACATGATATCCAAAGAACCTTTCATTAAAATAACCGATGCCTTGAAAGAAGCAGGAAACTATCGTGTGTTCAACGATGTGCTTCGTGAAGCAGGCAACTTTCCTAAAACTATATGGTACAGCAAGTACGGAATAAAAAATGTTATCAATTGGTGTAGCAATGATTATCTTGGCATGGGCCAACACAAAGTTGTTCTTGATGCCATGCACACTGCTCTTGATGCCTCAGGTGCAGGTTCAGGAGGTACAAGAAACATTTCAGGCACAACACATTATCACGTTGCTTTAGAAATGGAAATCGCTAACTGGCACAAAAAAGAATCTGCCTTGATACATACATCAGCATTTGTTGCCAACGAATGGACTTTAATATCTTTAACTAAAATTATAAACGACATAGAATTTGTGAGTGACGATAACAATCACGCATCACTGATACAAGGTATATTAAAAAGCAAAGCCAAGAAACATTTATTCAAACATAATGATATGGAAGACCTTGAAGATAAACTTAAGGCAGTTAAAGGCACACCTTGTTTAATATTTGAATCTGTATACAGCATGGAAGGTGACGTGGCAACTATAAAAGAAATTTTGGATTTAGCAGACAAATACAAAGCAATAACTTATATTGATGAAGTTCATGCCGTTGGATTGTATGGAGAAACTGGTGCAGGTTGGTTAGAAAAAATTGGCCTACAAGACAGAGTAGATTTAATAAGCGGCAGTTTCAGTAAGGCGGTTGGACTGCATGGCGGATACATCGCAGGCGACAAAGAGATTGTTGATGCCATTAGAAGTATATCGCCCGGCTTTATATTCACAACAAGCATTCCGCCAGTTATTTGTGCTGGTGCGTTGGCAAGTGTTAAGTATTTGAAAGATGATGGTGGAAAACAATTGAGACTTCAGCATCAAGAAAAAGCAATGGAACTAAAAACATTATTAAAAGATTATAATATTGAAGTGTATCCAAATGAAACACATTTGGTTCCGGTTATGGTTAGAGACCCAATAAAGTGTAAAAAGATTAGCGACACATTATTATTTGATCATGACATTTATGTTCAACCAATCAATTATCCAACAGTTGAAAAAGGCACAGAGAGATTAAGATTTGCTCCTACGCCAATGCACACTGACGCAATGATAAGTGATTTAGCAGATAAATTAAACGAGGTATATCATGATTAAAAAATACATTTTTATGGCTTTAGGATTCTTAAGTTTAGCCATAGCATACATAGGCTTCATTACACCAGGAATACCGTTCAGTATATTCCTTGTGTTCTCGGCTTATTGTTTCGCAAAGTCAAACAAGAAGATGGAACGTTGGTTATACAACCATCCATGGTTCGGTAAGTTCTTAACAAACTGGACACAGAAAAAAGTATTCCCACTCAAAGGCAAGTACGCAATGGTGGCAGTTATGTCATCAACTCTTGTGTTCACTTGGTACTTCACTGGCAATATGAAGGCAGTGTTATGGTCAGGAATCTTTATGGCATTAGTGGCTGTATGGGCATGGCGTTTTCCAAGCACAGTAGAAGAGCATCAAGCCAGAGTAAAAGCAGGCAAGAAGATCGGCTGGCTAAAATAATATGTGTTCAAACGAATAGAAAATATATTACCAGAAGCAGAATACAATCAACTATACGACACATTTACATCGTTTAAATTTGATTGGCATTATCTGCCAGGCACAGTACCACCAGAAGTTAAACAAGTAGTGAGCGAATCAAATTCGTTTGACTTGTATGAGTCTGGACAATTCATACATTTGTTGTATGATCAACAACCATTAAGTCCTTATTGGAATCTGGTTGAACCAATCCTAAACAGTCTTGATAAAGAAATTGTAGAAATAGGCAGAATAAAAGCAAACCTATTGACGCAGAACAATAGTGGTAAAGCCATTATGAACTGTCCTCACGTGGATAGAGATCGAGAAGGATGGCATAGTATGATATATTATGTGAATGACTCTGATGGAGACACTGTGATGTTCGATAAAAAAGGCAATCAAGGTTTTGATAATTTACAAATACAGGATACAGCATCACCAAAAAAGAATACTGCCGTGATGTTTGAAAGTGATTGGTATCATACCAGCACAAATCCTGTTGACAATCATACTCGAATTGTGTTAAACTTTATAATAAAATTTAAAAATGACTGATAAAAACTTCAATATGATTCCTTTGTTCGGAATACCTTTGTATCAAACTGTGATAGAACCAGGTGTGACTGATGAAGAATTTAATTTTGTTAAGTCACAAGAGTATGAAAGATTTGCCGCTGACAATGGCTTTGGTTCTATGGATAAATTTTTGTTAGACAAACCAGAACTTAAAAATTTAAAACAAAAACTTTTACATAAATGTGAACACTTTCTACACGAAGTATTAGATATAGATGAGTCTAAAGCCAAGTTCGATATCACAAACAGTTGGAGTGTAAAACATATCAAAGGTGACGAAAGCGGTGCTCATTCGCATTCAGGCAGTATGTTCAGTGCTGTGTACTATCTACAAACAGAACAAGACAGTGGCGAAATTGTATTTCACAAAGAAAAAACAAACTATAATGTCTTAACACCCACAGTGAATGTGCCATACAAAAATAAAAATTTTAACATTTGTAATTCAGAAGCATTTGCGATACCTCCACAAAACAACATGATGGTCATTTTTCCTTCAACATTATCACACAGTGTCAATCCTAGTAAAAGCAACACAGAAAGATATTGTATTGCTTTTAATCTATTTGCTTTTGGTAAATTTGATCAAGGTGGAAGATCTCAATTAGGTTTACAAAATATCACAAATATATAAATATTTGTATGCATCAGAACTATGATCATATGGAAGAAATCAATCTTGTTGATTTGTATCAAGAAGAAATAGATTTTTTGAATCAGCAAAACGGCCCATTACAAGAATCAAAAGATCCAATAGATCAAAGACAATATTGGAAAAATCAAATAGTAATAGAGTATTTCAAAAAAAGAATTGATGAAGAATTAGATATGCAGAATCAATTCAAAGCCAGACAACAGCCTAGAACAATCAATTAAGGCTTATCGCAACTGCTTATAATTTTAAGCCACATAGGATCGTATTCCCATTTGACCCCGTGAACTTCTATTAGATATTTCTTTTGAAGTGGATATATTTCTGCTTCAGATTGTGCCATACAATCAAACTTGGTTCCCACTGCTCCATTCATGTCATGAACGTAATGCATGATTTCATGCATCAGCACACCTTTGTCAAAGACTTTGTATTGATTGAAAGTGTCTTTGAGATATATGGTGTTGTTCTCTGTGTTGTACAAGGCATGAACAGTGTCTTCTGCTTTCTGATTGCCATAGTGCATTTTTACTAGAGTGCTTTCAGGCACCAATAGAATTTTAGGATGAGGTATGTTAGTGTTGTAATCTGTTTCAGCACCAATCCACAATAGGATAAAAGCAACCAATGTTTTCATAGTGTTATTTAAAAAAAGCAAGGTGTTTATTTTAGTGCGTTTTTACAATTAAGTGAGTAGTTAATCATTAAAATATCTTTTATAATAACTGCACACTTAATTAAATAATAATAATAGAAAAGGGTACGAACACATGGCAGTTTTCAAAGATCCACAAGCAATTGGAAAAATTACCACAGCCGAACAATCGTTTACGATTCAGCGTGGTGATCAGACATTGACATTGAACGAAGGTGATTTCATCTATCTTGATGACGTAATCAGTGCAGGCGGAACTGCTGTGGGTATTGCTTTTGCAGATGAGACCACAATGTCTGTTGATCCAAACAGCACAATGGTGATTGACGACTTTGTGTATGATCCTGAGAATCCAACTGTGGGATCTATGAATGCCAATGTGTTAGAAGGTAACTTTTCTTTTGTTTCAGGACAGATTGCCAAGGTAGGCAATGACGCTATGAAGGTGACAACACCCGTATTGACTATTGGTGTAAGAGGCACACAGGTAGCGGGTAAAGCCAACACAGATGGAGAAGAAAACGAGATAGTATTGTTACCCAACGAAGATGGTTCAGTTGGACAAGTAATGATTAAAAACGAATCTGGTGAAGTGCTATTGACTGAGGCATACCAAGCCACAGTGATCACTGATCCATACACTGTGCCTACAGTTCCAGTCATATTGCCAAAAGAAGTGGTGCTTAAAAAGTTTGCTACTACAATCGCAACAACTAAAAAAACAGAAGCCAAAGCAGAAGTTGAAAGAGAAACTGAAGAAGCCGCTAAAGAAAAAGCAGAAGCAGAAAAAGAGGCGGAAGAATTAGAAGAAGAAAAAGAGGAACTTGAAGAAGAAAAAGAACAACTAGAAGAAGAGGCTGAAGAACTTGAAGAAAAATCTGAGGAATTGGAAGAGGAGGCTGAAGAACTTGAAGAGGAGGCTGAAGAGTTAGAAGAAGCCGAAGAACAAGTTTTAGAAGAAAAAGAACAAGCCGAAGAAAAGAAAGAAGAAGTTGCAGAAGAAATTGAGGAACTAGAAGAACAATTGGATGACGCACCTGTTGAAGAAAGAGAAAAAATTGAACAAGAACTACAACAACTAGAAGAAGAATTCGAAGAGATCGAAGAAGAAGTACAACAAATAGAAAAAGAGATTGAAGTGGTGGCTGAAAAGAAAGCCGATGTTGAAAAGAAAGTTCAAGAGATAGAGAAAGAATTTGCTGAAGTACAAGAAGATTTTGCAGAGATAGAAGCCAAAGTTGAAATTGTAGAAAAAGAAGTTCAACAAGTTATTGAACAAGAATTAATTGTTGAACAAAAAGTTCTAGCAGTTGAAGAAAGATTTGAAGCCATTGTACAAAACTTTGAAAAGTTCCAAGAAGAATTTGTTCAGGAGTTTGAAAACTTTATACCTGAAGAAGAACTCCAACAGTTCATAGAAGAAGCACCAATTGAATTTATAGAAGAATTCAAAGAAAATGTGATGGAAGAAATCAAAGAAGAGATTGATAAACCACAAGAAATCATTGAGGAAGAACCTGAAGATATTTTTGCTGAAGAGAATGTTAAAGAGCAGATGCAGGAATTGGAAAACAACGAAGAATTTCAAGAACTAGAAGAAATGATTGAAGAAGACAATGTAATGATTAATTTGGATAATGGAGAAATAGTCAATCCAGAAGACGGTCCAGGTTTCAATGAAGACAATGATGTGTTCGACGTTGATGAAGAAAATCAAGTAGATGACCAAGTGGTAGAACAGTTACTACAAGAAGAAAAAGAGAAAGTGTTGGCTGAAGAACCTATCGCACAAGAAATGGAAGATTTTTTCAAAGAAATGGATCCTGAAAACGAAGTGGTTGATCAGCAAGTCAAAGACATGATGGTGGTCAATGCAGGTAATATTGATGAATATTTTGATGGTGCTGGAGATGGCATAATGAATGCTGATGATTATTATGCTCTAGAGGCAGAACAAGATGATTTGTTTGAAGTGGTAGATGCCAACGAAAATGCCTACTACAATGCCATTGAAGCCGATGATATCATGGATCAATTCATTTACGAACTGGCCCAAGAACAAGATGTAAATGTAGCACCTTGGTTGGATATGCCAAATGATGTGAGTGTGAATGAAAACCTAGCAGTGGGATCGACTTTAGGAAATGTGTATGGGTCAGATGCCAATGGTGATCAATTGACTTATTCTATATTTGCTGATCCATCAGGAAAGTTAAGAATATCTGGCAATAGAATTTATTTAGACTCTGCTTTCTCTGTCACAGAGGACACCACATACAGCATATTATTGAAAGTGCAAGATCCATACGGAGCCGCAGACATTGACGAATGGCAGATCACTGTGGAGAACAATCACTCACCTGTGATATCCAACACCAGTGCTGTGTCATTGGCAGAGGATGTCAGCACAGGCACATCAGTGTCAACAATATCTGCCTCTGATGCAGAGAGTGAAACAATCACATATTCAATCACAGCAGGTAACACAGGCAACGCATTCACAATAAACTCCAGCACAGGTGCAATCACCACAGCGGCGGCACTGGACTATGAGACCACAACCAGTTACAATTTAACAATCACAGCCACAGATGCATTTGGCAACACATCAACTACGAACCAAGTGGTCAATGTCACGGACGTCAACGAGGTGATCTCCGCAACACACACCCAAAGCATAAGCAACACCTCATTAGATGCCTGGGGAGCAAGGTACTCACAGGACATGGTGTTGAACAACGCATGGGCGGAAGGCAAGATTTTGGCGTTGCATGGTGACAGAAGTATTAGTGGAAACAACCAGGCGGGTGGCCAACTGGATGATTTGTTCAGTGTCACGTATGACACAGACGCTTCGGGTAACTGGGCGTCCAATACACTCAAATATGCCTCACAGTTCTCACAGATCTGGGACTTCAACTGGAACACTCGTATCAACACTAACACTTCCTTAACCGACGCCTGGAAGGCATACTTGATGTCAGGAGGTTCTCTGGTGTCGATCACGGAACACAGTTATTGGGACGATAAAAGAAATCAGGACCAGGAAGATTTCATCAACATCATTGACACCACGTCATCCACCAACACAGGAATGATAAGTGGTGTGGGTAATGGTAGTCAGAATATAGCGGCAGAATACAGGGCCTGGAGTGACACCAATAGTGTGTTGAGTGCAACTGTGGGAGGTTCCACATCAGTCTATCACAAGGAATACATGGGTAGGGGAGATCTAGTTTCCTCAAACGGTGACGGCAATGAGGGTGCGATAGCGGAATGGAGCAGAGAGGACACAGAAGCAGAATACACAGGAACATTCCTTGCCTGGGGTGACATCGACGGTCACAGTTCTTCGGGTTACATCGGAAGTACGAATCACCACAAGGAAATTGCCACGTGGCTTCAAGAACAGAACGAGGACGCAATGACAGAATCCGACGGTGCAGGCATAGTGGTTGACTCGGAATTCATTCCAGTATTCAGAGACACAGTTGGCTCAGGAACGCACACCGCAGAGAACGACATCACCGCTGTTGAGGCCATACACCTGGGCAACAACGTGTACATCGGTGGTGGTATGGACCACATTGACCTTGTGTGGGATGACTCGGCGGACTCTGTATATTGGGCCTTCAACACAGACATGGACGCCGGACCAACACCCACACAGGCGGATGACCACTATGGTGTGATAGGATACGATAGGGACGGAGACGGTGACCTTTGGGAGACCACTGACACTTTCAATCTGGACAAGATCAAGATCCTGGATGACTCAGAGGACTATCTGACACAGGACTCTGATGCCACAGGCGACTACTCTTTCAAAGTGACACCGGTCACATACAGCGGTGGCAGTTGGTCAGTGGAGATCGGCAACACAGTCACGGTCGCAAACACCACAGGCTACAACGCATATCTTGACCTGAGTAATTTCTCACAATTTGATGACATCAACTACGCACTGATCGAGACAGAGTCAGCATTGATCTCAGAAGTGGTGGTTTCTGGATAATGCTAAATATAGGTATATAATGAACAAACTCGTACACTACATTTTGATAGCAATCATGTTCAATTGGAACATAGCCGTCTTTGCGGAAGACAGTGGAGGTTGTGAATGGGAAGTGGTTGAGGAAACAGAAACTTATATCCAAGAGAAGTGTGGTGATAATCAAGCAAGGATTAGATCCAAACCTGTGGAAGGATTAACTATAGAGATAGTTGAAGCACCCAAAAAGAAAAAAGAAAATCCCATAAAGAAATTCAAAGACAAAGTTGAGGAGGCTCCCAAAGCCACAGAGAAGGTAGAAAAGTTAGAAAAAATTGAAAAAGAAGTAATAGCAACAGAAGACAAAGTTAAAGAACACATTGAGAAAAAGAAACTGGCAGAAACATCTGTTGAAGAAACACAGAAGCCTGAAGTAAAAAAAGAAATTGCTAAAAAAGAAATAGATGCCAAAGCAGATGAGAAATTGGTAGAACAGGCTACTGAAAAAGAATGGGCTGATGTTGATGCTGATCAAAAAATTACATGGATGCAGTTTCATGAATTGTTACCAAGACTGATTGTTGAGAACGAAAAGATCAAAGCGGCAGAACTTGATTACGAAGCGGCTGTTGAGGCACTCAAATCAGAATACACAGCATACTATCCGCAAGTTTCTATATCAATTGGCAACAACTGGGAAGACGACAGAACTCCTGCTAAAGGTACATATCCCAACAACACAATCACACATGATTCTAAACAAGGTATTCAAAAGTCAATCACAATCACACAAATGATTTGGGACGCAGGCAGAACCAATGCCATGATAGACAAAGCCAAAGCAACTGCTCAACAGGCACACTACAGATTAGAACTGGTAAAAGAAGATGTGATCATTGAGGCAATCAATGCTTGGTTAAACTTGATGAAAGCATACAACACACACGAAGCCAATAAAAAAGTAGAAGCCAATGCTAAAGTTACACTTGCTATGACAATAGAAAAAGTTAAAAAAGGTGAAGGTTCTAAATTGGAACAACTGCAAATAGAACAACAATACAGAACATATCAAACACTTTCAATGACAAGCAGACTAGGTCTTGATAGTGCGATACAGAGATTCCAAAACGTTTGGAGATTCAAGCCACACAACATCGCAGGTATGCCAAAACCTTTAGTGGATGCATTGGGCATGATTCCTGTACAAGGAACTCCAGTGTCCAATAATACCACACTGCGTATTGCCAGCATGGATATCACGATTGCTCAAGAACAATTAAATTTTGACCGTGCGGAATTCAAACCTAGAGTTGACGGCAAACTTTCATACACAGAGAAGGACGGTGAACTAGGTGGTGGTTATGACACACATAATTCACAAAAAGAAGAGTGGAGAGCAGACATCACAATGACATGGAAACTGTTTAATTTTAAAAACAGACACTTGACAAACGCAGACCGTTCTCGTTTGAATGCCGCAAACTTTAGATATACGGATGTGTTAAGAACCACACAAGAACAGTTTGATAATGCTTGGAACAATTATGTGTTGGTTGAAAAGAATCTGGCTACTTTGAAAAGAACAGTTGAAATCAACGATGAAATGTACAAATTGACACTGGCAGATTTTCAAGCAGGAAATTCACCTATCATGGCTGTGTTTGGCATGAAGACAGCACACATAATGAGTGAAGTTGCCTATGCCAACGCATTGATAGATTGGCAGATTGCTAGATATCAACTGCACAAGGTGTTAGGTCTTGTGGACCCACTTCTTTAATTACCAAATCAATTAAATACTACTATATATGACAAGTTTTTTACGACAGTTATTCCGCGATAAATCGAATGCTATAATGCTATTAACAAGCAGTTTGATCATCAACATCTGTGCCTTGGCACCTGCGTTGTTTGTGATAATTGTGTTAAACAAATATCTAGCATCAGGAGTTACATCAACATTAATATCTTTGGCTATGGGAGCCATTATGTTGCTGGCGTTTGAATTTGGATTCAGACAGAATAGAGGCGCAATGATGACAGCACACAACCAACGTGTTTACGATCCTCTGTTGAAAGCATTTGGAGAAAAATTCAGCAAAGCAGGACAACTCACAGCCGAGCAATATAAAAAGTTGGATGGTGCAGGCACAACAATAAAAAATATGAGGACATCAGCCACAACCGGTTGGATTCTAGATTGGCCATTCGTGTTGGCATTTCTTATTGTGTTGCTGTACATAAATTGGACAGCGGCAATAATTGCGGCTATATTCATGATTATAATGATAGTGTTGACAGCACAACGAATGAACCTAAGCCTGCAGATTCACAGCACAACAAATTTAGAAATATTTTTAACAGGACTTATGACAGTGGTTATTATGTCAGTAGGTGCGACACAAATTATCGCAGGCTCATTGGATGTGGGACTACTAATAGGTTCAAACATATTGGCGGCAAGAGCACTGCAAGGTGCTAACAAATATGCCAAAGCAAAGGAGGCAATAAAACAACGTGATAGAGCAACAACAGAAATCATCAGTTTCATCAAACAATAAATTCTTTGTCTTGTTGACAAGTCTATTTGTTGTGTTCTTTGTGTGGATGTCATTTTCTAAAGTTGACATAACCACTGTTGCCAATGGACTGGTTGTACCTGAGAAAAATATTACAACACTTGGCACCATGGTTACAGGAGAGATTGTAAAAGTAAATCACAAACAAGGAGATGTGGTCAACAAAGGCGACATCATAATCACAATCAATCCAGGTGTAGGCTATGAACCTTATCATATCAAAGCAAACATAGATGGAAAGATACAAGAACTTACGTTTAAAAATCCAGGATCAGTTGTTAAACAAGGTGATGCTTTGGCAGTGTTGGTACCACTAGATCAAAAATTAATTGTTCAAGGACAATTACAAGTTAAAGACAGAGGTTATGTTGAAGTAGGACAATCAGCAAAAATAAAATTGGCAAGTTCTGAAGCATTTACATATCTTCCTATAGGAGCAAAGATAATATCTATATCGCCTGATGCTGTACAAAAACAAACAATGTCTTACTATGAAATAGAATTAGAATTAGATTCTCAGGCTTTTGCCAATGGAGAAATGCAGTATAAGTTGGTGCCGGGTGTACAGGTACACGTTTTTGTTTTGACTGGAGAGCGAACAATTTTAAGTTATATTACAACACCGTTCCATAACAGCATTGGTCAAGCACTACAAGAAAGATAAAATGGAAGAACAAAAGAAACTTACACTTAAAGAGAGATGGAAGAAAGCCTGCACAGCAGACAACATTGTAGACTTCAGTGTTGATGTGTTCCTGATTGTGTTTGATGTGCTGAGTTCTCCCATACTGATTGTGATGAGAGTGATACGTTGGTTGTTGAATAAATTTGTAAACAAACATATCAAAGGCTTTATAAAAAGAATAGTGCATTGGTTTTTGGATCAACGTAAAATAAGATTGGCAAGAGGACAGAATATATTTCGTTACTACTGGTACTTGTGGTTATTAAGTCCTGTGATAATGTTAGGACTTTCACTGTTCTTTGGCGTATCAATTGGCATACTTGAAGGACTGAAAGAATTAGGATGAATAAATTTTTAACAAGCATATGGATGGTGATTGTGTTTGCCATAGTGTTGACTGGAATAAGAATAGACAACAGTGACACAATAAAAATTTTAAGATACAAGACATGGGACAAATTTCAAACAATACAACCAAGACAGATTGTAAGTGATTCAGTCACTGTGGTAAACATCACAGAACAAGATTTAAAAACATATGGGCAATGGCCATGGCCCAGACACATAATGGCTATGCTTCATGCTAAACTGTCTGATGCTGGTGCCATACTTGTGAACTACAATATATTATTTGCTGAACCAGATAGAATGAGTGGCGTTGAATATTTAAAATCAATGCCCATGACTAATGATGTGCGGGATCAATTGAGTAATATTTTATTGGATACAGATGCTGTGTTTTCTATAGTGTTGAAAGAATCAAATAAAGCAGTACTCATGATGAGTGTGAAAAATGAGTCTGATACAAATTTACCCAGCACCACAAAGATTATCGAAAAGGGCAATGTCAAACCATGGTTGTATGAGTTTGGTGGCATTGTTTCTCCACACGCAAAAGTCTCAGCAGGTGCCACTGGTATGGGAGTAAATGTAACATCACCAGAACCAGATGCTGTGGTAAGAAAAATGCCTGTGTTGATTAGAATAAATGGAAAAATTTATCCCAGCATGATATTAGAAAATGTTAGGTTGTTAAACAATTCAAAAAGAATTAAAGTTGTAGCCAAACAACATGGCATAGATGAAGTGCTTGTGAGTAAAAAAGCAGGCATACCTGTGAATCATCATGCAGAAATGTATATCAACTATGCTGATCCTACAATGTATGTGAATATGACAGCAAGTGATATTCTTTCAGGCAATTACAATGAAAACAAAATAAAAAATAGAATTGTGATTGTTGGTTTAGATGCCGCGGGATTGAGTGTGTTAAAATATACACCACACGGACTTACAACAGATCAGAACATAACTGCCCAAGCATTAGATACTTTACTCACAGACAAATATTTGTTGCGTACACCTCAAGCAGACACTTATGAAATTGTGTTTATGGCACTGTTACTATTATTGTTGATAATGGTATTACCTAGAACCAGTGTGTTGTTGGCTGTGCCTCTATTGTTGTTTGTGGAAGTAGGTGTTGCCTACGGATCATTCATGGCATACACCAACAGAGGATTTCTTGTAGATCCATCTTGGATAATGTTGTCTGTGTTTTTGATTTGGTCTCATTCTGTGTACAATAACTTTGCCACACAGAGCAGACTGCGACAACAAATTAAGAAACAGTTTGAACACTATCTTGATCCTGGCATGGTTAAAAAATTACAGAAGGATCCATCTCTGTTGAAACTGGGTGGCGAAACAAGGAACATGACATTCTTGTTCTGTGACATCAGAGGCTTCACACCTATCAGTGAGAAGTACAAAGGCAATCCAGCAGGACTAACAAAATTGATTAACAGATTCTTAACACGCATGACAGATGTGATAATATCAAATGGTGGAACCATAGACAAGTTCATGGGTGACTGTATCATGGCATTCTGGAACGCACCTATTGAAAATAAAAAACATAGAGAGATGGCAGTTAAGAGTGCTCTTGAGATGACTAAGGCACTAGCAGAATTAAATGTACGTCTTCAAGCAGAAGGACTTCCTCAAATAAACATAGGGATAGGAATCAACACAGGTGACGCATTGGTTGGTAACATGGGATCAGAACAGAGATTTGATTACTCAGTGATTGGTGACGCAGTCAACCTAGCAAGTCGATTGGAAAGTTCAAGCAAAACATTAGGCAAGACCATAGTGATAGGTGAGGACACAAGACACACCATTGAAACTGTTTACCCGTTTGATTATATAGACAGCATCACAGTCAAAGGTAAGACTGAGAATATTAAAGTATATACTGTTAAGTCTTCTTAGATTTTTTCTTGTCTTGCTTTTCTTTGTGTTCAAGCACCATGTTTAACTTTTGTGTTAAACGTATCATGTCATTGTCTAACATTCTTATTCTATCTATGAGTGCTATCAGTGTTGTGTTGGCTTCGCCCAATACAGGTTTTATTTCTTTGGTTACCCAAGTCCACACATAGTAAACAAAGTAACCCAAACCAAATGCGGCTACAATAGGGAATCCAAATTCTTTAATTGCGTTGGCAAATTCAAGTGTGATCATCTAGTCTTTCCTCGCATCTTCCTTGCCTTCGTTGGCGGCAAGTCTATCAACATTGGGTTTGACTCCAGTCACGTGTGAAAGCAAAGCATCAATCTTAATTAGATCATTGTTCATGGTCTGAACTCTGTTGTCCAGTGCTTTAATGATGTTTTTAAGACCATTCACAGACCCTGTCACAGTGGCTAATATAAATTTTAAAATGATGAATATGAACACACCAGATGCCACAGCACCTGCTATTGGAAATCCTACTTCTGATACAAATTGTAAAAAGTTCATAATAATATATGTATTTATAGGCACAAATACACCATCAATTAAAAGATTGACAACCAAAATTAGACCTGCTATACTATGAATACCTGCTTTATATTTGCTTTCTAATCGGTAAATAGTAAAAAGTAGGGCAAGACTATGAAAAAACGTACCAGAAGCATACTAGATGAATTAAGAAACATTGGCAGAGTCAATGACGCTGAAGCCTTCATAGAAACAACAGGCTCAAACATCATCGAAAGTGCTGTGAATCTGTTGAACACAATAGCAGAGAATTACCCAGAAGAACAAGCACAGGAGTTGGAAAGACGTTTTTTAAACAGTATTCGTAACAAGGAAGCCAAGAAGTTTCAAGTTGGCATTAAAAAAATAATTGAAAGTAAAAAGACAAATGAAGATTCTTAAAGAGGGTGGCAATGTATTCAAAGATCCTAATGGACAAATAGCCACAACTAGAATTAATCAAGCAGATGTGTCTCCCACACTTGCCTGGTTAGAAAAAATTACAGGACTAGATTTACAAAACAACACATTAGGTACCACTGGTAAAGCACCCACTTCAGGAGATTTAGATGTTGCTATTGATCAATCCAAAGTTACTAAAGATCAATTGGCAGACAAATTGAATCAGTGGGCAATACAAAACAAACAAGATCCTAAACTGTGGGTTAAGAAGAGCGGGATCAGTGTTCACTTTAAAACTCCTATCAGAGGCAGTGCCAAGAATGGTTACGTACAAACAGATTTAATGTTTGGTGATCCGGAATGGATGAAGTGGAGTTTACAAGGTGGCGAACCTGGATCAGAATACAAAGGTGCAGACAGACACGTGATGATGGCTTCTATTGCCAAACCACTTGGATACAAATGGAGTCACAAAGCAGGACTACTCAACAGAGACACCAATGAACCAGTGACTAAAGACCCTAACAAGATAGCAGAATTATTGTTGGGCAAAGGAGCAACTGCCAATGATCTTAACACTGTGGAAACGATTCACGCAAAAATTAAAGGCAGATCAGACTATGATACTTTGATGGCAGATGTAAAAGATTCATTTGCCAAGATGGGTAAAAAATTGCCTGAGAATATGAATGACCCTATTGGCTGGTACAGAAGATTACTTAACAAAATAAAAATATGAGATTAGTAGAATTTAAAGAAGTGGACAAAAAGAATGTCGCACTGAAAGAATCAAGAATACAACACGCAGAAGATTTAATCTTCTGGGAAGGTTCCAAAGGAGCCATAAGAGCCATTGAACAATTACAATCATTAAGCAAAAGCACACAGTCACTTACAATCAAGTGGGATGGTTCTCCTGCTGTGGTGTTTGGTAGAAATCCTAATGGTGAATTTATTTTTACAGACAAGTCTGGATTTGTTGCTAAAGGTTATGATGGTAGAGCAACAAACCCTGAAGATTTAAAAAGTGTAATTATGAGTAGAGGCAAAGACGCTACCAAAAAGAAATCACAATCTCAATATGCTTCTAAAATGGCTTCAGTGTTTAACACAATGGCAGAAGCAGTACCTGAAAACTTTCAAGGATATTTTGTAGGAGATATGTTATACTTTGCTACACCTAAAAAATCAGGCAACAGTTTAGTATTCAAACCTAATGTTGTACAATACAATGTAGATGCGAATAGTGAACTGGGACAAAAGATTGCCAACAGTAAAGTTGGAGTTGTTGTACATCACACATTGACTGAGGATGGAAAAATACTACCCATTAAAGATTTAGACATGGTACAAGGTTCTGTATTGGCTATCCCACCTACAACAATCAACAAAAAAGATCCTATACAAGTAAAAGGACTAGACCAATTGAAATCACTTGTAAACAACAGTGGAGCAGACATAGACAAACTGTTGAACAAAAACAAAATAGCACAAATGAAATTGACTGATCTACCTAACATTTTGTACACCTACACCAACAGCAAAGTTGATACAGGATTGAAAAGATTAGGTGATGATTTTTTAAGATGGTTGGCGGCAAGTGCTGTGAGCCAGCCTAAAAGAATTAAAATTAAAGAATATGTAACAGCAAACATGAACGCATTCAGCAAACTGTGGAATTTGGTTGGCGGAATAATGACAGTGAAAGATTCAATCATCAATCAATTGGATTCAGCACAGGGCGATATCACAGCAACAATCAATGGCAAACCGGGCGGAGAAGGCTATGTACTAGGGTCTCCTGAAGGCAATATGAAATTGGTGAAACGTTCTGGATTCACTAGAGCCAACAGAGCGATAAATAGATAAGGAGAACACAATGAAAGCAAAAGAATTTATTAAAGAGTTTAAAGACATAGATCCAGCAGATGATCCAAATGCGGGAATGGATAAAGAATTCAAGCAGGATTCTATATTCAATCAATTAGGCAAAATACTGGACAGTCGAGGCAATCCAAATCCATTGGACACAGTAACAACAGATGATGGCAAAAAATTCAAAGTATCAATGAATCAAGCCACAGTGTTGAGAAGATTGTTAACTGCACCTAGTGTTAAACCTCAGGTCAAAGCACAGTTCACAAAAGATCTTCAACAAAGTCAAACCATTGAAAAGTTTTTACAAGCAAAAGATATGGTAGAATTATTTGTGTCAACATATGGAATCGATAAAGCAGAACCTAGCAACTACTAATCAATTGGACTTTTTAAGTTCATTGTTTGAAGCACGTATGACTCGTGATTCAAGGGATCAAAAAGTCCTTACATATACAGATTGTACAGAAAGATTGTATCTTACACTGTTGATACTTCAACTGTTGAATCAATATCCTACATACAGACAAATAGCCACAAGATATGCTAGGGAAACCAAGCATTCAAATTATGATAGATTTAGAATGTATTCCACAGATTTATACAACTTTGTGTATTTTGTCACAGGTGACGAAGAAGCAATCAATAAATTAAAAGATCCAAAAAGTGCTATGGAAATGAGAAACAAAAGCAGTTTTCCTACAATGGCGTTCAACAGATACCTTGGTGCTCTACAACAAGGACTAATAGCACCCAGTATCATGCAGGTGTTTTTGGGCATTGAAACTGGTTTAAAGATAAGAAACGCAGACTACAAATCAATAAGAAGAAGTTTATTTCAATTCAACACCTTGTCAGTCCGTGACAAACAAAATTTAGTGACAAGATTGCTTCATGCCGCAAGAGCAAAATTGAGAAGTTCAGACAGCATAGAACACTTGGAAAAATTAGCCGCTGATAGGAATTTAGAAACAGGCAGAGTTAATGATGCTGAACCTAAGGTGAGTGTACCAGATGTGAGTGTACAAGGTAGAGACCTAGCATTGTATAGATATCTAGTGGGAGGCAAAAATCTAGTGGCTGTAAAACGTTTCATAGACTCTGCTCTTTCAGGCAAGTCAATACCATCTTCAATAGTGGGTGCCTATCTACCAGCAATACAATTAATAAATGATATAGTAACAGCAGGCCCGGCTTTTGTAAGTGTGCTTAAAGCATTACAATCTAGAGCCAAAAAGAGCCGAAAATAATATAGTAGCACACATATTTTACCAAAACCTACTAAATAATTGCATATACACTTCGGAGCGAAGTGTGTCATTAAACGATAAAGAGGAGAAAAACAATGGCAACAAGAACAAACTCAGCGACAGTTGTAGCAAAAAGCGGTTTAGGTCCAACTACTTACATCTATGCAGTAGCAACAGGAACTATTACTCATGCTGATGCGATAACTTCAATCACAACAACTTACAACGGCACAATAGCGGCAGTTGAAGGTACGGCTAACGGTAATCACCTTGCAGTACAAGGTGGCCCAGGTGGCGCAGAAGCAGTTGGTGGAATTTCACTAGTTGCAACATTCACTGCGTAATCTTAGGATTACAAAGTAAGTTACAAAGTAATATTAAAGAGCGTTCAGGAAACTGGACGCTCTTTTTTTATGAGATATAAGTAAATGTGCTAGGAACAACAGCACATGAGATACAAAATATTATCACTACTGGACATCACAAAAACCATGGCAAGACGTACTCGCTCAGCAGAGGACAAGCCTGCCAATCAATATGCTAATTACATGACTTTTGAGAACTCACTTCAATTGAGATCCAATGTGAGTATTGTGTCAGGACCCAAAGCAGAAATACAGGACATTACCAATTTTAAGTTTGGTGAAAATTACGTGGGAGAACACATGGTATGGACCACAGTAATTGAACTTGATTTTCCAGATGCTGTGAAGCAAGAATTCTTTGAAGAGGACTTTGATCTTATTCCAATGATTATAGGTTTGGACGAGACCATCAAAATTAAAACTGGAGCATACAGGACAATGGATCCAGAACACACCAATATACTGTTCATTAAACAAATAGATAACTGATGTTGATGTGGAATAAATACAATACAAGGCTTACAGAGGCACAAAATACAAGGCATCTTCCAAGAGAAATAAAATTGATTAACAACGGAAGTGAGAGAAATGGCTACTGAGCTGGAAAAACAAAATTTAGAAGCACACGTTGATTTGTGCGAACAGAGATACAAAAACCTTGAGACTCGTTTAGAAAAAATCGAGGAAAAGGTAGAGTCTATTCACGAAGATATTCAAACAGGCAATAAGAGTATGGTTAAAGTGATCATAGGTGCCACAGGAACAATAGTTGCTGGCTTACTATCCACTATTGTTGTGCTGTTATTGAAGTTTCCAGGTTAATTAAAACACCCCCCACAAGTGCTAAATATTCATACTATACAGGTTTAGGTATGAAAATAACAGAAATAGTAACAGAATCAGTTGTACAAATTTGGTCTCGTACCAAAGGCGGCAAAATGGTGCGAAAGTACAGATGTACAGCAGGTCCTAGAAAAGGACGTGTCGTCAGTTCACCAAGTGTTTGTACTCAGCCTAAAAAAATAAGTGGAGTAATGGCAATTAAAAAAGCCAAAGCACGTTATGGTTCTTCAATGAAAATTAAAAGATCAAGAACAAAAAAAACGGCAGGAGCCAGTATTAGAGTAGGTAAAATGAATAGACCTAGTGCATCTAGAAGCAGACCAAACAGAAGAAGTGTTGGACGTAAAACATTCAAAAGAAGCACGTACAGAAGAAAGCCAATCAAAACATGAAGATAAGAGATATTACAGAAACACCTTACCTACAAAAG